GGAAAGCAAGGTGCCGCCGACCTGCGCGCGATCAGGAACGCGATCACCGACTACGCCGCCAGCAAGGGATTGAGCCCCACGCAGGTATCGGCGAAGCTGGCCGAGTTCGAAGGCATGAAGGCCGGCATGCGCACGTCGGCCAACATCAGCGCGAAGGTCGAAAACGCCGCCGAAGAGGCCGCGCAGCTGGCGCCGCTGGCGATCGAGGCCGGGCGCAACGTCGCGCGGTCTGGATTCCTGCCGTTCGGCCGCGCGCAGGTTCTCTTCAACAACCAGACCAACGACGAGAACATGAACAAGTTCGCGACCGCGAACATTGGCCTGGCCACCGCCTACGCTGGCGCCATGGCGCGCGGCGGCAAGGCCACCGTGACCGACAACGAACACGCCCGCGACCTGCTGACCACCGCGAAGAGCCAGCAGGCCTATGAAGCGATCGTGAACCAGATGCTGCAGGAGATCGAAGCGGCCAAGCGTGCGCCGAAAGCCGTGCGCGACAGTCTCAGCAATGAGATCAGCGGCAAGGGTGGCCATGGTGCACCAGCACCGGCTGGCGCCGGCAAGGTGGTCGACTTTGGGAGCCTCAAATAATGGACGTTCGACTGCCTGATGGCACCGTAATCCGCGGCGTGCCCGACAACATCACGAAAGCCGAGCTGACCGACAAGCTGGCGCGCAACGGTTACGACGTGTCGAAGCTGGGCGGCGAGGCCGCACCGAACCCGCAGCTGGCCGGCGTGCCCGGCTACGACGGCCAGGGCCGGCCAGAGAAACCGCGCACGCCAGTGAAGGAAGAGCGTCCGATTAACGGCGTCGACGTCCTGACCGGGAAAAAAGGCCTGGCCGGCGACGTGTTCGACAAGGTGCTGGGCGTGGTCGAAGTGCCGGTCACCATGGCCACCGGCGCGATCAGCAGCCTGGCCGGCGCCGCGGCCGGCGCTGCCAAGACCATCACCGGCGGCAAGTTCGGCACCCAGCAGGGGATCAACGAAGGCGAAGAACTGGCCGGGAAGATCGCGCAGGCCGGCACCTACCGGCCGCGCACGCAGACCGGCGCGAACCTGACCCAGCTGGTCGGCGAAGCTGCCGAGCGTTCCGGCGTGGCCGGCCTGGCGCTGCCTGAACTGAACGCCGCGGCCAATGCCGCTGGCAACGCGACGCGCGCCGTGCGCGGTGCTGCAGCGGCCAGCGCAGCGGTCCAGGATGCCGCCGACGCCGCTGCCGTGGCCACGAAGGGCCCGAGCCTTCGCGACCTGGTGCGCGCGCCGTCGCAGCTGTCCGGTGTCGGTGCCGCCGAGACGTCGCAAGCGGCCCAGCGTGCCGCGCGCGCGCAGGCGCTGCCGGCGCCCATCAAGCTGACGCGCGGCCAGCTGACTCGCGACCGCACGCAGGTTGCCTTCGAACGCGAGACCGCGAAGCAGAAGGAGGGCGCGCCGCTGGCATCGCACTACGAAGACCAGAACGCCACCTTCGGCCAGAACCTGGACGCCTACGCCGACCAGACCGGCGCCGAAGCCTATAGCGCGCGCCAGGTCGGCAAATCTGTCGTGTCGGCCCTGGAAGCGAAGGATGCGACCAAGAAGGCCGAGATCCGCAACCTGTACGACCAGGCGCGCCAGGCCGGCGAAATGCAGGGCCAGGTGGACGTGTCGGCCCTGTCCGATTGGGTCGCGAAGAACAAGGGGAAGGACAAGCTGGCGCCGATCGTGACCGCCATTGAAAACGAATTGAAGCAGAACGCGAAGGTGGAAGGCGGCGGCCTGGATAACCTGACGCTGACCCCGAAGCCGGCGCGCACGGTGATGACGCTGGACGCATCCGAAGACCTGCGCCAGGCGATCAACAAGCTGGCCGAACCTGGCACCCCGAACGTCGTGTTCGGCAAGGAAGCCAAGGCCCTGATCGACGCCGCGCAGGAAGGCAAGGGCGGCGACCTGTTCAAACAAGCGCGCCGGGCCTATGAGAACTACAGCAACGAATTCACGAACCGCGACGTGATCGACAAGGCCCTGCGCACGAAGCCGGGCACGAAGGACCGCGCCGTGGCCTATGAGGACGTGTTCAAGCACAGCATCCTGAACGGCAGCACCGACGACGTGCGCCACGTCTTCCGCGTGCTGGAAGCGCACCCGGTCGGCGCGGATCCGGCAGTCGTGCAGGCCGGCCAGCAGGCCGCGAAAGACCTGCGCGGCGCCGTGGTCAACCACATCAAGGATGAGATGCAGAAGAACCTGAATGTGGATAGCACTGGCGCACGCACCGGATCGCCGGCCAAGATCGACGCGATCGTTCGGGAATTGGACAAGGACGGCAAGCTGGACGTGATCTTCGGGAAGAAGGACGCCGAAAAGATCCGCGACCTGCGCGACGTGGCGATCGACATTTACACCAGCCCGAACGGCACGGTGAACAGTTCGAACACCGCCAGCGCCCTAATGCGTAAGCTGGACGACGTGGCCGCCTATGCGAAGGGCACCCCGATTATCGGCAAGGCGGTGAACTACAGCGCGCAGGCGATCAAGTCGGCCAACACCCGCCGCAAGGTGCGCGACGCGATCAATCCGAACCTGAAAGACCTGGCAGGGAAAGGGGGCAACTGATGCCGCAAATTCCATTCGTCGGCGCGTCCTACCAGGAGCGCAGCAGCAACCTGGACGCGCAGGTATGCATCAACCTGTTCCCGGTGCTGGGCGAGTCTGGCACCGCCAAAGCAGTCGCCGCCCTGTACGGTACGCCCGGCATGCGCCCGATCGTGACCCTGGACGACGCGCCGGTGCGCGGCATGCACACGCCGACCGATGGCAGCGCCGCTATCGTGGTCAGCGGCAGCAGCGTGTATCGCCTGTCCAGCGCCTTCGTCGCCACCAAGATCGGCACCGTCGACGCTCTGACCAGCCTGGTCAGCATCGCCGACAACGGCACGCAAGCGGTCATTGTCACCGGCGCGACCGGCTACGTGCTCGACCTGGCATCCAACACGGTCAGCCAGATCAGCGACGAAGCATTTTATGGCGCCAGCAGCGTCGATATCCTCAACACGTACATGATCTTCAACCGGCCCGGCACCAACCAGTTCTATCTGAGTGGCGCCAACGAGGTGACCTTCGACGCCCTGGACTTCGCCAGCGCCGAAAGCAACTACGAACCGATCGTGCGCCTGCTGGTGAACCATGACGAACTGATTTTGTTCAAGCAGACCGTTACCGAAATCTGGCGCCCCAGCAGTTCCCTAGACTTCGCCTTCGCGCGCGACACGAATGCCGCGATTGCGCAGGGTTGCGCGGCGCCGTGGTCGGTGGTCGACATGGACAACACCGTGTTCTGGCTGGGGCAGAACAAGGAAGGCGGCGGCATTGTGTGGCGCCTGAATGGCTACACGCCGCAGCGCGTATCAACCGATGCACTCGAGGCCGCGATCGCGCAGTACTCGGACATTTCGGACGCGCAGGGCTACGCCTACCAGCAGGAGGGACACACGTTCTACGTGCTGACCTTCCCGACCGGTGGCGCCACTTGGGTCTATGACGCGGCGACGCAGCTGTGGCATCAGCGCGCCTACCTGGACCCGGCAACCGGCATTCTCGGCCGGCATCGGTCGAATTGCCACCTGTACTACGCCGGCCTGCACCTGGTCGGCGACTTCAGCACTGGCACGATCAGCGCGCTGGATCTCGGATACTACCTGGACGGCGCTGACCCGCTGCCGGCGATTCGCGCTGCTGCACACATCGCCGGGCCGGATTACACCTGGCTGGTGCACAACCGGCTGCAGGTCGACATGGAAACCGGCGTAGGCCAGAACGACGGCCAGGGCGCCGCGCCTGTGGTTCTGCTGGACTGGTCCGACGATGGCGGCCACACCTGGAGCAACCAGCGGGCGGCATCCATTGGACGAATCGGGCAACGTCGCGCGCGCGTGCGCTGGAACCGGCTGGGCCGCGCGCGCGATCGGGTCTACCGCATCACCATCACCGACCCGGTGCGCCGCGTGATCCTGGGCGCGGCCCTGAATCCAGAGGAATGACATGGGCCTGAATCTCTTCCCTGTCCGTGTTCCGATCGGCCGCGCTACCGGTGCCGATGGCCGCACCGTCGACGTCCTGATGACGGTCGAATTCGCGCGTGCGCTGTCCGACCTGCTGACGCGCGTGGGTGGCCCCAACGGCATCGGCACCGACGAACTGGCCAACATGGTCGGCGATCAACCTGGATACGGCGCATTGATCGCCAGCGCGATCAACAACATCGCTGAACTGTCGGCCAGGGTCGAACAACTCGGCGCGCTGCAGGCCCGCATCGGCGTGCTTGAGCAGGCATTGCGCGACCTGGCGCAGCTGACCAACATGCCGGCCGCCACGCCTGTCGATTGGGAGCACCCGGGCAAGATCGGCGCTGCCAAGGCGAACGTCGCGTACTTCACTAAGGTGAACAACGTGACCATTCCGATCACGGCCGCCGGCTCGACCCTTTCCCTGGCCAACGGCATCGTCTTCCAGGTCAAGAACACGCTGATTCTCAGCGGGACCGATGGCGCGGAACTCAAGATCG